CACTGGTAACCGACTGGGCGCCCCCGAAGAAGTTGAAGCAGATTCCTTGATCGACCAGGGGGGTAGTAAGATTGTCGTCATACACCAGGCAACCCATAACGTTGGCCAGAGTGGTCGTCGCCGCTCCTGTGAGGTTGGGCGCACTGTAGTTGACGATGTTGTTCGTACCCACACCAAGTGTCCTGCCCGCAGCCAAAGGTCGCCCTGCTGCCACCCAGTCCGTACCGTTGGCCAGCTCATTGCCCGTGACCCACTGACCGGTGTTGTACTGAGTCAGGTTGGAAGCGACATTTCGATCAGGCGTACCAGTGTTCCCGTACAGAGCAACTTTCGGCGTATCAGCGTTCAGATCGAGATCGAACGCCACCGTGTTCCCAAGCACGTCCGCGACAAACGCTCGGAAGATGTGGCTGCCTTCGGTTGCAGTCCAGGTCATGACTCAGTACTCCTCAAACCACACGTTGGCGTGGTAGCTGACGGGGGTCTCGGAGTCCAACCGCTTAAGCATGAATGCGAAAGCCTCAGACGCGCTTCCACCGGGGTTGTGCAGTGCTTCGAACGGTTCGGAGAACTTGAGCTGGAACTGACCGCCGCCCTTGACGTAGTACCTACCACATATCTCGTGGATGAAATAAGTCGGGAAGTCGAGAGCCGAGGTGACAAGTCGGCTACTGCGTCCCATGGCTCCTCCCTGCCCGATGGCGGGGTTGCTTCCACGGAAGAACAGAGCGTTTCCGCTTCCCAGATCACTTTGTGGTTCGAGACGACCGTACGAGAGTTCTACGACGGCCGCAGAATTGGCCAAGGAAAGATCAAAATGATCCACCATGACGTTGTTGGTCCGATAACCGCTGTCCGAGTTGTAGCAGACCAGGGCGGTTATCACTTCTGATCCGCCTATGGTCAGACCATCCTCGGTGGGTCGCATCTGAAGAGATGACATCAGTCAACCCTCGCATTCGCATGTGCCGTAGGCGCCAGGACCACACAGTCGTTCGATCCGTCCGGCCGGTCCGTGATGATCGACATAATCGGCCGATTGTTCCCGTCGTACTGAACGTCCTCGCGTCCCACGTAATCCTCCCGCTCGACCGTGCGTACCCGGGACCGGGATCCGGCAGGAACCATGGGGGCGGTGATTCCCGCCAGACCCCGGCACTCGTGATAGCGGTTCGGAGTGCCGCCGGGCGTGACGGCTTCCACCGGACAGTTTGGGCATTCCCATCGTGTCGGCGGAAGCGTCAGCAGGACAGCACCCATGGCTAGAGCGCCGCCAGCGGGTCACACGCGGCGGTCGGCGGAGCCACGGTGGTGATGTTCCACAACCAGTGTTCCGTGCCCGTCAGCGTCGTTCCAGCGGGGAGCCAGGTAGAAGATCCGTTCTTGGCCAGCCACCCTACAGAGGCGGTTGCCGATACGGCCCGGGTCTCCGACATGATCTGCATAGTGGACCGGGCAAGCTCCACGGAGTACCCGCCGAACTTGGACGAACCGCAGTTGGGCCACGCGTTGTAGATGTACTGCTGGAGACCGGAGGCGGAGCACGCACCGGAACCGGCGACTTCCTGCCACACTTCCAGGCTGTACCGGTTCGCGGGAGATCCCTCGGACACAGCCATGCCGAAGCCGGTCGTCGGGGCGCCCACCGTGAGTTCCCTCGCACTCGCCATGAACGCCATGGCCGTGACGTTGACCGAACAGAAGTCGATCGTGAGGTTCATGCGCTTGAGGACCGGGTCATCTTTCTGGTTGACGCAGATCGCTCCGGACGCGGTCCTCTCGAAGAACTCCGTGCCGTCCTCGTACTGAGGGTCCTGGGAGATCTGGGTGAAAGCCTGGTGGACCACCTGCATACCGGTCGTACCGGTGACAGGGTTTCCGCAGACGTCGAGCTTGACGATGCGGATGACGCGCCCCTTGATCGGAGCGGCACAGTTTGACGATGCCACGACTCAACTCCTTAGACCGAGGGGCTCGTTGGAACACCGAGGGCGATTTGGGTAGCGATCAAACAGCATTCGAAACCGATCACATAGACCTGCTCAGCCACCATGTGATAGGTGTTCTCGGTCCGGTCGAACAGCTCGACCAGCGAACCGACGTTGACGGATGCCTGGTAACCGAACACAGCGCCGGTCCCGTAGATCCATGTAGTTCCAGCAGCCGGAGCGGCACCTGTGGGGGACGTTCCCGGGTATCCGGATCCGACGACCACCCGGTTGCCGGTCATGGTGTAGAGACCGCCGTCCCGTTCCTCCACCAGATCCCAGGCGACGAAGGTGGGAAGGGCAGCAGTCGGGATGTGGATCACGCCGAGGCCGTGGTAGCACGAAGCCAGCGCACTCTGAAGCTGACCGAGACCGTCAGCCACGTCGGTCGTCGCCCCGCCGGACGCCGCCTGACTTGCGGCAGGCTGGAGAACGATCGTGGAGTTTCCCGGATCGTTGACCGCAGAGACGGCCGCCAGGTGAGGGAACACGGTGGTCTGGGCAATGCCGCCGGATGACGTTTTACCGGCAACGCCGGTCCAGAATGCCTTTTCAAGCTGATAGCCGGAAACCTTTTCGAGGGCTGTATCAGCGATCGTCTGCGCATCCTGGAGACCGACCGGGGAGCAGTCGAACTCCACGTAGCACGCGAACGAGGTGGCTCCCCTATTGGTCTGAGTGATGTTGGACGAGAGGGCAGCCTGACCGGTCGGTGAACCGCCGGAACCGGTCACCGCGATGCACTCCTCGTACAGGGTGTCGCCGTTCCCGCACCGGTCGATCCACGTGATTCCGTTCTGCCAGTGGTTCGTGTCGGCAGTCGGTTTCTGCACCGCGTCCCATAGACCGTACGGAAGTGGAGTGAAGGACGGACCATCGACGACGACTCGGGGACCTGCCATGCTTCACCGCCTCTCCTGTGATCGGTCCTGGGAAGGTGGTGAATCCTCCCCAGGACTGAGAGCAACGGATCAGATGTGCGCGATGTTCGGAGTGGTAACCACGCCGCCGACCTGACCGGAGACGAAGAACGCGCAGGAGTACTTGCGGGCTTCGTGGCCCACCTTGGCGATCATGTGGGTCTCTTCGGCCCACGCGGCGGTGAAGTCGTTCTCAGCGTTGAGCACCGAGTCACGGACCACGCCGAGATCGAGGCTCATTCCCTGGCCGTGCAGGAACGTCCCCGCAGCGTAGATCAGGAAGTTCACCGAGACAGGCCAGTTCAGCTCGACCGTGGGTGTACCGACCGCGCTCGCGCTGCCGGATCCCCTGACCTGGTAGTCGTCCACCCATTGAATCCGCACGTTGCGCACGGAGAACAGGGAATCGATCTCCGCATCGGACACGGAGAGAAGATCCATGCTCAGGGAGTTGCGGAGTGCCAGGTCTGCGCGGATGACCTCTCGGACCCAGTACGGGATTACCACTTCGAGGACCGAATCCGTACGCATGGCGTACCGGGACCGGTAGTCGGTGGCTGCCATGGCCAGTGCGCTCGGGATGCGCGCAGACGGACCATCTGTGGTAACCGCGCCAATGGCGTTGGTGCTGCCCGCAGCCGTATCGACTAGGCTGATCAAGCGAGCGTTGATCGCGTGGGCGTAGGCCGCGCGCAGGAGCCGGAGGAAGTTCTGCGTCTGCTCGGGGTACGCCGAATCGGTCAGGTTTCCGGCCGTCAGGGTGAGACCGTACGCCTCAAGGCGCCCCGAGGTGAAGGTCGAGCAGGGAACGCGCAGAGTCGGTTTGTTGACACTGCCGGTCACGGTCGCCTGGTCATCTGCCTCGGACCACAGCCACGGGTCAGACGTATTGGCGAAGGGGAAGGCAAAGCCACCGAAGCCGGATGCGGGGTTGGATCCACCGGCCTGGAAGAACACATCACCGATGGCGGGAGAGACCGGCCACTGAAGACCACCGCGCGTTACACCGACCGTGGGAAGATCGAGAACTCCCATTGGGGCTTCGGCGATGTTGAAGAACTCGTACCGGATCTCGTTGGGTGCACACCAGCCACCACCGGCGGTGAGTGCGGGGAGTTTCTCCTCGCGGAGCCTCTCCATGATCTCCTGAACGACGAACGGCCCGGTGCGGTCATCGGCAGTGTGATCGAACTGATTGCGGATGCTCGCTACCTTGTGCCGGGGAGCTTCCCGTCCGAGAGCAGTGGAGGGGATGTTGTTCGCCTTGTCCATGAATGCCTGGGACAGGGCTTCTAGAGATGTCAGTTCCTGGCCGTTTCCGGATGCGGTGACCGCAAGCTTCTGCGCCGGAGCGGCCACCTTCGGGGCCACAGCCGCAGTCTGTCCGAGCGTCGCCGCAGCGCGCTCGATGGCCTGAGCATTACCGGTCCTCCGGTCGCCCATAAGCTTCACGAGGGCGTCTGTTACGCCGCGCGCCGCTGCCGCCGCGATGGCTTCTTCGTGCTCCAGTTCCGTACGGTTCACGGCTGCTGCGGCCTCGGGGGTTCCCTCGGCCGGGCCGTTGATCGACTCGCTGAGATCCTTCATGGTCCGTTCGGCGCTGAGTTTCTCGGCCGCTGCCTGCTGGTCGGCGCGGACCTTGCGCGCGGACATCTCTGCCTTGACCCTGCTGAGCCCGTCCCGCAGCGTGAACGCGTAGGAGATGTCGGCCTGGGCGTAGTTCCCCGGTCCCAGGTCATTGACCTCGTTGAATGAGGCCAGGACACGATCGTGAAGTTCCTGTAGTTCGGCGTCACCGAGCGGAATCAGATCACCCGGGACAGTGATGCGTTCGAGCGGCTCGGGCACTGTGACCTCCGGAGGTGAGCCATGGAGCAAAGTTTGATGTTGCTCGGCCGCACCGTAGCATCGAAATCTTCAGTTACCAAAGATCGTCGATCTTTGCATCGACTCGATGTAATCACTGGTCAAAGACTTAAGGGCAGAAAAGGGCCCCGCTCGGCGAACGAGGAGGAACACCGAACGGGGCTCTGTCAGAGGACGTACGACGACCGGATCATCGCCCTCTGGGCTCTACTTCTGACCGCCTACCGGCTCCGGGGGCGGAGGCGGGGGAGGAGGCTGCTGACCGCCACAACCGCACATATCATTCACTCCCCTCGGTCATTTCCTTGGCAAGATCGCTCATGACGATCTTATACGCCAGTTCACGTTCCATCTCACGGGACACAGCCGTCGACTGGTGAGCAGTGGTCAGACGACCCGCAGCGATCAGTGCCTGCACCTGACCACCCGCGACCCTGGCCTTCATGCGCGGCACCACGAACCCGCCCACGTTGACGCCGAGCAGACCGACGAGACGATGGGACCCACCGATCCGGCGCCAGTCGCCGGACACTTCACCGCTGGCCCGTAGTTCATGCACGAGCATCGGATCAGCGTTCGGCCGGACCGCACCCGCGACCCAGATTCCGATACGGTCCGCGCCGACCGTGACATCCGCCACGGCGTTCCCGGTGTTCTCGTAGTGCTCCTTTGCCGGTCCGCTCGCCGCGTACAGGTCGGCGTGATTGGCCGTGACGGTGATCTGCCCGACCGGGACACGCTCCCCATCATCCGTGATCAGTTCTCCGGTGAGGAAGTACGGGAAGTCGTCCTCCCTCGGAGGCTGGGTGCAGACATCCATGAATCCGATGTGGCAGGCGCCCCACTGCGCCGCGTGCCCGTAGATCCTGCCGTCCTCGGTCACCTGAATCGTGGTCGGCATGGACAACTGCGGATTGGTGAACCACTCCGCCGGAGGCTTCCATGTGGCTCCGCCATGAGCGACAAGAGCAGTTGCGAGGCTCCGTCCGTGAGTCTTGCTCTTGGACCTCTTGGCTGCGATCGAGTTCTGAGTGTCGGTCGCTTCCTCTAGTGTGGGTGCCCCACCGGCGACTACCGCTCCTGAGTCATCCGTCAGAGCGATGTATGCCTCGACGAATGCCGGAATGTCGCACAGGGTGGCCGCACGGATCCGCCCGCCGTGGTAGATCACCTTTTCCGGCTGGGCGAAGATCATTTCGAACGGGTCGTCACCCTCGCCCTCGCTGGCATCCGGGGGCCAGACAAGCTCCGTATCGGCGTTCACGATACCGTCCGCGTCGATACTGACGCCCCGGAGGAACTTTTCCTGGACGCGTCGGTGGGCCTCCGTACCGTCCTCGCTGCCGAGGTCGAATACGCCCTTGCCCACGATCTTATTTCCGTCACGGGCGATGGAGTCGATCCGGCCGACCGTGACAGCCTTGGTCCGTGCCTCCCCACCATGGGAGTCTTCCTTGTTCCAGCGGAG